GATACAAAGATTGTACCATCTTCAGCTTTTTCTTGCCAAGCTAGTTTAATTGATTTGTTTAAACCTAGTGACACTAAAATTTGTTCCTTTAAATCCATGTTTTTTTTATTTTATTAGTGAGTATTAGTACTTATATAATAGATAAACTATTACTTTGTTTGATTTTCGCTTATTATTTCGTTTAAAGCAGATAAGATTTGTTGGTTTGTAGGTTTTGCCTTTTGCATTTCTTGATATTTAGATGTGAAATATCCTTCAATCGATAGCCCTTTTATATCACCATCCTTAATCTTGTTCCAAAGCATTTCATTTTGTATTTTCATCTTCACCATCCAAGTACCCTTTTTTAACTCATAGCCATAAAGTGTAGATTTGTCTCTTTTAGGGTCTTCTACTATCCAACTCTCAACAGTTAAAACTCCTGCAACTCTATCTTGGTGTTGATATGTAGCTTTATGATGGTTATTACTTTTTAAGAAATTATAGGCACATTGTTTAACTGTTTCTTTACTGAAATAAACGTAATAATCACTATCTGTATCAGCGTCATAACGATAGATATTTTTGTCAGGAATTAAAGCGGGGGCAATCAGCTCTCTTTTATCCTTATCTACCTTAGCTAGAGTTAGGTTGTTTTTTGCCTTACTCATATAAACCATGTTCTCCTCTATTGCAGGGTCTGAAACTAACGATATGCAGTCTATTGCAATTTCTTCATTGTCTTCATTTATAACAAGCTCAACTATCTTAGTAGTTTTCATGTCATTATAGTAATCTTTGTTGGCTTCTTCACACTCAGCTATAGTGTCATAATCACAGCTTCCTGTTTCACCCCACTTATACTTCCCATTTTCACATTTTGTACACGGCATAATATATAATATATTTAGTTAATTTTTATTTGATTTTAAATTGTTGCTCTACGTCTAATATTGGCTAATTGGTTCTGACTATTAGTCATCTCATCTGTAACGACGTAAGCTCTTGCTGCTTCAGGTTGTATTCCACCACTAATATCAAAAGCTCCTGACATCATTTGAGGTGCAGGTGTTGAAGGTGCAGCAGAAGGAGAAGAAGATACTGAGCCAGTTCCTCCTCCACCTGATGATAATATCTTACCTATTTGTAAAGCTGAAAAAGCTCCTGCTAGTCCTGCTTGTATAAATGGGTATGCAGGGTTTATAGCTGTAATAGGAGATTTTGAAGCAGTTGTAAAAGCATTTTGAACTCCTTCTATACCTGAAATTGTTGCCTGTGCTACAGCAGCCGTTCTAGCTAAAGCAGTTCCTTCTCCTGCAATCTGACCTATAAGGTTTAAACCATTTTGAGCTAAAGCAACTTTGTCATCTTTTAATTGTTTAGCAATAGCCAATTCTGTTTCTGCATCTGTTACTACTTGCGATATGTATGCGTCATTGATAGCTATTCGCTTATCAAACAAAGCGTCTTGCTCTGCTAATTGTGCAATTTCTAATGCTCTTAAAGCGTTCTTTTGGTCTTGTAAAGCTATAAAGTTTTCATCACTATCATTTAAGTCAAACTGATGTTGAGCCTGTGTAATCATTGTTTGAATATTCTCTCTAGCTAATTGCTGTTGCCTTTTCTGTATTTCTTCTAGCTTTCCGTAAGCTTCTAGCTTTGCGTCTATACCTGCAAGCTCGTCATCTAATACTCTTTGTTGTTCTGCTGCCTGTGCAGTCAGTTCAATATTTAATTTAGCAAAAGTAGTTGCTGCTTTGTCTGCTGCTTTGTCTGCTGCTGTAATAGCCTTAGCAGTTTCAAAAGTGGACTTAGCGTAAGTACCTATAGCCTTTGCACCCTTAACTGTTATATCAACTAACTTGTCTACACTATTATTAACTCCTGTGTAAACATCAACCATTTCTTTACCTGCGTCTTTAACGCTATCAAAAGCTTTACCAAATTCCCCATTAACTAAATGATGTAACGCTTTTCCTAAATGACCAAAAGTATCTAATAAACTATTGAGCCTTTCAATAAGATTATCTTTTATAGCTTCCCCAAAATCTTTAATACTTTGTAAAGGGTCATCAAATATAGCTTTAAAATAACTTGTAACAGGCTCTATGCTGCTTCCTATAAAATTAACAAAATCTGAAAACACTACACTAAGAAAGTTCATAGCTGTACTAAAAGCGTCTACTACCTTTTGGTTCTTTGATAGAGTTTCTAATAGTTTTGCTAACATACCAACAAGCAAACCAATACCTGCTGCTTTAATAGCAGTTCCTATGCCCTGTATTCCTTTTTTAAATAAACTTAGCTCACCTGTAGCGTCTTTTGTGTCTTTAGCTACATCTCCAATGTTTGAGTTTACTTCTACATTTATTTCTTCATCTGCTGCCATATCTCTTTTTTTTAAAGTGCTACACTTGTTTTAATTTGCGTAAATGTTATATTGCTACACCATTCTATAGTTACGTCTGTTGCTCCTCTTACCCTCATAGCAAAGTTAGTTCCTGATACTATTCCTGTTGGTTGCCAACCTGTAACAGTTCCATTACTTTTTATTGCATCACGTTCTCTATTTATACTAAGCGAACCACTTTCATTTATTATTACTCCTCTTTCTACAAAACTTGCGTAATCTCCTAAATTACCTGTGCCTGTACCACCTACTCTTAAAGCTATTACGTCTGCGTGAAAATACATAGCAGAGTTTTCAGGAACTGCTAAGAGTTTATCAGTTGTATTGTTTAAGTAACTTATAGTGTTAGTTCCGTTTGTAGTTTGTGTTCCGTATATTACTCTTATGCTTTGTCTTTCACCTAATAGGTCAGCAGCTACGTTACCCCCTAAGACAATTGAGTTATCGGCTGTAGCTTCTCCTAAAGTGCCATAGACGTTTGCATTGTTTACTCCGTTTGCTATTTCGTTATTGTTTCCTATTATAATGTTATTCCTAGAAAAACCTTTTACTGTATTGTTTTCACCTAGTATATAAGTATTGTTAGTTCCTGTTTCAGTTGTATTTCCTGTTCCTTCGATCTTATTGCTTGCGTTACTAAAGCTGCTATTTAGATTTGTACTGAATGTAAAGATAGAGCAAGTACCCTCTGCTTGGTTATAAGTATATCCGTATGCTTCACATTGTAACTGATTAGGAGTTATGTCATACCTTCCGTCTGTAAAGGTTACTATTCCTGAAATTGAGGTAGATAGAGGTTTTACATCAAACCCTGATATATATGGTATTGTTGCCATTATGGTATAAGTATAAATTCAACTGTTGCTAAGTCGTTTGGTTTGTAGTCAATTTTGTTTACTCTAAAAGTTCTGTTTTTAATAAAAACCTTATCATTAAATTTAAAGGTATTAATATCTGAAGGACTTAAATTAACTTTGATAGTCATAATTCTAGTGTCAGGATTGTAAAGCTCTGCATAATAAGGCAACCAATACAAATTAAATAAGTTATTGTTTACAGGTGAACCTACAGATGATAAAAGCTGACATTCTCCAAAGTGAAAATCTCTAGCTGTTGTCACTGTTGGCACACTAGTTAAATGACTAAATTGTAAAAAAGCATCTGCATTTGATGACGTTCCACCATTTTGTTCAGGTATATAATAAGTACAACTTGTAAAATTACCATCAGCATTTGATTTTATTCCATTGTTGAACATAATTCTAGGACTATTGTCAAAGCCTTCAGATGTTCCTTCTTCAGGTTTAAAAGAATAAACAGCAGGAGTTACAAAATCAGGAAATTGGCTCATTAAAGGTTTAACTATTGTTGCAGCAAAAGGCTCTGCAATTATTTCATCTTCTCCTGATAAAATATTAAATTCATTTCCTGCATTAAACTTCTTACTGCCGTATAAATGATTAGTAGCATTTTTGTAATTCATAAAAGAATAATCGTCCTCATCTTCTACAAACTTAAAAATAGTTTTTTTGTTTAAATCAGTTAAAGGCATAAGCTTTATTTCTGTAACATCTATCTTTTCAGTCCAATCATGAGTTATACCTCTATTAGCAAGTGTATTACCTGCTGTTGCAGTAGGAATAAAAACATCTGTATAAGGTTCTATCTTTATATTGCTAGGATTATCTTCATCAGGCAAGGTAACTAAGTTAAACATAGTCATTAAACCTTTTATAAAATCCCATTGTCCAACTTCACCTCTTAATGCTAATAAGCTTTCTGATGATACAATGCTGCTAGATACTACAAATTGAGCTGTTGAAAGACCAAAAAAGACACTTTCACTTTGTCTCGTTGTAGATGGGCCTTTAAATTGAGCTGATAAAGTGTCTCCTGTATTTAATGCTATTGAAAAAGAACCTGAAAAACTAGAATTAGAAAATACACTAATAGATTGATAATCTATATCAGGTTGAGATACAGCAGCAACTTTATGAACCCATCTACACTCTACAGTTTTAAACATGCTTATACTATCATTCTCTATTATATAATTATAAGATATATCATAAACTTCATTTTGAGTTGTAGCAGTAATAATATGAGTAGATGTATTATAATTAGGTGGTAAAGTTGAACCTGCAAGTCCACCAGTTAAATTTTCAGGAATTAACTGAAGCTCTTTGTAATTTCCAGCAGAACCATTATTTGAAGGTATAAGAGCGCTTTTTTCCCAACTTCCGTCATAGATATTTGATGGAGTAGGCAGCGTATCACCCCCCCAATTAAAGTCCATATACAACTTTTTAAAATCACCTGTATTAAAGAAGGCGCTTTCGTAAGAAAAAGGAAGGTCTTGAAATATCCTATCTATTAAATACTTAATGTTTATAAAAGGTCTAAAGACTGTTTCTAACTTAGTTAGTTCAGGAAAACCATTTGTAGCGTTAGTTCCTGAAGAACCACCTACTAATATTTGATGCGTCCAATCTACAAACGGGTAGCGTAAGGTAGTATAGTTATCTCTAAAACCTGATGTGTTAGGATTTGTAAAAGTCATACTAGTGCCTGTGTCATTCCAACTATATTGTATCTGCAACTTATTATAAGTGTGTTCTAACTCAGTAAATTCTAACTCTGAAAAAGTCTTGTCGCCTAACACATCAGCTAGGGCAACTACCTCAGAATACAAGTTTACATTATAGCTTATTTCTCCTGACTTGTCTGTAATATCAAGCATTCTTAAATAGCCTTCAAATAATAAAAAACCATCTTGTTTTAATATTGCTTTAGTTCTTTTATAAGGATTAAAGTTAAGCCCTGTATTTGTTCTTGTTATTTCAAATATATTATCAAAGATTTGATTATTTCTTTTTGTAGCAGGCAGGTTAAAAGCCTTTGAGTATGACTGCACTTTTTCAGCTACATTTTTAAAGTCATCTACACTAAGACTTAAAGGTATATCCTCATCTTCATAAAGGTCGCAAATAACCTGCCCATCTTGTAAGTCAAAAGATACTGTTGGAGTTATACCTTGCTCTGAAACTGATATATTACTTATGGCAATAAAGTCAGTAGTGGTATTGAAATAACTTATAACTACTGTGTCATCTGTACTAGCAGCAGTCCAAGAAAAAGTAATTTGACTTTGATTAGCTAGGTTTGAATTATTAAGAATTACACTTGTACCATTAAAAGCACCTGTTAAAAGAGAGCCTGTTCCTGTTGTAGATAAGTCTACTACCATATTATAAGTCGTTCCTACAACTAAGTTAGATAATCTTTGATATACTCCTGAAATAGTTAAGGTAGGTACTGACAATAAAGTTAAATTATTAGAAAGCTCAGTAGGTATTGTAGGCGTTCCTGCTATTGTACTTCTAAATCTATACCAAGCATTTATTATAGTAGGAGGTGAATTTGTTAAAGCATCTACTACAGCATTATTTGCTGAACTATCATAACTATCTGAAAAATTTATTGTATTAAAGTTAATACCATCAACTACAAAATCATTAGCAGTTGTAGCTATTGCGTTAAATTCTCCTTCATGACTTTGTGGAAAGACTATTAGTTGTACGCTCATTATACTGATTGTGTTCTTAGTGTTTTACTCTTTTCTACTTCAAAAGTGTACTGAATAAGTTTATCATTAGCTATTGTCTTTTTTGTAAAACTAGAGGTTATAAGTCTTACAGGCTTTACATATTGGTTAAGTGCTGAGAAAGAAACGTCTGTTTGATAACCTTCTAAGATATAAATTTCAGGACTATTTGTTAGTTCTTCAAACATTACATTTTCGCTTTCACTTACAAACTCTGAATTCATTGTAATTTTCTCAGTAGCATTTACCCTAAACGCTTTCTTGCCACCTTTATAGCTGTCTAATCTGTAAGCTGCTTCGTTCCAAGTTCCTCCTAGTTGCTCGTATGTTGAGCCTGCTGTAGATATGCTTCTCACTGACTTCTGAGTAAACGTGTAGTAATCCCAAGCACCCCATTGATTAAGCCAACAAAGTCTTATGCTTTCATATCCTTTCAAGTTAGGACAATTAACATTAATAGTGTATGTTTTACTTATTGCATTATTACCTACGTTAAAAGCCCTTACTTGTATTGAACCACCATTTATAGTTCCTGCTGCAACTAACGCTTGAAAAGTAGAACTCCAATTTTGTAAGTTAGCAGGAAAGCAACCAAAGTATAAAAGTCTTTCTGATATTTCTGTACTATAAACATTATAAGCTCCATTTACTAAAGTTCTATCTACGTCCTCAGTTCCTATTTGAACTCCTGCACTATTAACGTATATTAATTGTATATAACTTAAAGCATCAGTAGGGGCTAAATAAGCAAGTGTTCCATAGTCTTCTAAGTTGGCATACTGAGTAGCAGGTGCATTAGTTAAGAACCTGTCACTTGGACTAGACAAATTAAAGTTAGTAAGATCAAAACCAAAGTCATTATTAAATATTATAAGTTCATCAGTATATTTTAAGTAGCCGTTAAATAATTGATAGTTATCATTTGGACTAATTGGTGTGTCTATCTGAACATCACCAAATTGGTCTATGTATTGAGTTTTAAACTGAATAGTTAGCCATCTAGCAGCTTTCTTGTTTCTTGAATATTTATCTATTAAGTGCAAATCATGTCTTGCATCCTCAGTTGTTGTTACGCCTTTGTACTCACTATCTTCAAAAGCCATATTATCCGCACTAACATAATTTTCAACTACTTGTTTAAAATCAAATATACCTACCCCTGCATTGTTAGGAGTGGTTTTAAATGTAGCTGTCGGTATTGAAGCTGCATTTATAGCTGTAGGTATTGTACTGCTTATATATACATCAGCAACAAATCTTACGTTTAACTCAGTTCCTACTATTGGATTATTTGATACTACAAAAATTACCTCTTGACCTACAGGTAGTTGAGTGTAAAAAGGTACTTGTTCTATTGTTGTTGCCATTGTTTTATTTTATACTATTTAATATATCTTCCTTTATTGCTGTTCCAAACTTACCTCCAAACTCTTTCATTCCTAACATTAAAGGTTTTTGGAAGAAGCTTATCCCCTGTATTCCTCTAACTTTAATCTTATGACTTATATAGATAGCTAATCCTGAAATATATCTACCTGTATTTTTATCTCTACCCTTCTTCATTCCGTGTCCTTTTATTCCTTTTCTTTTTATCCACTTAGAGAGTATGTCAATAGGAGGACCTTTAGTTGTGTATCTAAAAGGGCTAATTTGTGTTTTACCTTTTCTATCAGTAAAGGTTCTTGTTACTTTATTTCCTGATACTCCTTTATCTACAAATTTACCATAAGCAGCCATTTTAAATCTAACTGTTACTGAACCACCTTTTTTAATAACAAAAAAGTCAATAGAGTTTGCCAAAGCACCGCCTTTACCTGCTGCTACTAAGTTTCCTTTAGCTTCTTTTATTATCTGACTTCCAAAGCTTTTAAGGTATCTTTCTAGTTCAGGTATATTCATTACACTAGTGCTGCGAATACTTCTACTTGCACATCAGTTGTAGCAGCAGGTCTTACCTCTACTGTTACAATATCTTGTAGTGTAGGAAAAGCAGGACTTGCATCTTCTTCACCTATTAATGCTTCTTCAGCTTGGAATAAGATATGAGAACCACCTGCTCTTACAGTTACTTGGTAGTTAGTAGCTGAGGTTACAAAAGCAACTTTCATGTCTTGGTCATCACTTAAATTTGTTACTCTAAGGTATTTACAATTCTCTACATCTAAAGCACCATCTGCTCCATGAGGTGTAGAATTAAATACTGCTACTGTTGTAGTCTGTGAGTGAGTACAAGTTAAAATTCTTTCAAACACATCAACTATGTTTGTAGTTGTTAATGTATTTGTAGAACCTCTGACTGAGCCGTTCAATACGACGTTCTCTGTAATTGTTGTTGTTAAATCTGCCATTTTATAATTTTATTGTTATTTTAAATTTCTTCCATCCTATTTGAACTATTAATCTTCCTATCTTAAATTTAAGCATTAGTAACCTGCACCCTCAGTAGCTACAGGAATGTTACAAGTTTGAAAATCGTTCTGAACTAATACACCTATATTAAATACAAACCCACAGCATAAGTTATCAAACCTTTCTTGAAACGGCTCTATAGTAAATTGGTCTTGCGTAAAGTAGATAGGTTCGTTTATATCATTTACACCTTCTATTGATTGTCTTGAGCTGTGTCTAAGCATACCTATTATATCTGTACATATACCTAGTGTCTGATTAAATACTTCCTGTTCGTTATTCTCTCTGTCTACTAACTTAGTTAAAAGCTTATGCTGTTCAGTTTGCCAATCTGACTTTTCTGAAACCATATCCATAACAAACACTTGAAAGTTGTATGTAAGTTGACTATCGCCTGTTGCTACTGATGTAGGATTTACGTGCATTAACGGAAACTTCTCCATCTTTTCTAAGTTGATATCGTAAATGTCACCAACTGATGTAGTGCTTATCTGATTATGATACTCGCCTAGTCTTAGCAAAGTGTTTACTACGTTATTGTATGTTTTGTTATTCACCATTTCTTTGAACTTTGTTTTGTGAGTTTAAGTCTGTTTCATAACTTAACCAAGTCAAGCACTCTAACAACCCTAAATTCGTTATTCTTTCTAAGTTTACTATCTCACCATTTGTTAATCTGTACATCACTCCAAACCAACCCCACTTCTCGGCAAAGCTTTCTGTTGCTATTGCTTCTTCGTTTCCATCAGCACTTCCGTCAAAGACGATTGCAAAGTCTGTGACAATTCTTTCACGAAAGCGTAAAAAAAAACCAATGCACTTTGCACTTGTTCTGCTGACATCTTTTTCATTTCTTCTGTCCTAAGCCGAATATTACCATCATAAGTTTCAATAATATAAATATCATTCTTCTTCAATTTGATAGGACGATAAAGCACTGCCATCAAATCAGGCAAGTGCTTCTCTATTCCGTTCTTAATAAACGTCTCTATATCTGCATACTCACCTAAACTTATACTATCCAAGTCAGGATGAAAGCCGTACTCAATACCATCTATTTCAATAATCCTTTTAAGCTTTGTATCTTGCTTATTCTGTAGCTGTGCTATCCTACTCATTACTTTAGCTACATCTTTTAAAGCTAACTCTTTTATTAACTTCTTAGGCATATTAGATAGTTCAGCTATTGTTTCCGTTGCTTCTTCTGTCTTGCTTCCCTCTTGAAACCTAATAAGTTTAAGCCACTTTTCTAAAGTTACATCTTCCCAACTGCTTATTAACTTAAACTCTTTTACCTTACCTTCTTTTTTTACTTTGACTTTCATCTGTTATATAATAGAAATTAATTGAATTTAGTTTACTGCACAAAATACTTGCCTGCATTAGGGTTATCTAAATGATAAATAACATTGTATCTAACACCGTCAATAGCGTGATTGTAGTTATCTACATAAAGCTTTGAGCCTTTATCTGCAAATACATAATTGTTTAGCTCTTTAGCTATGTTCGTACTCTCAGGAGTTATTATAAGCTCATAGTCTTGCATACGAGTTATACCACTTTCTATAGTTCCTTTCTTTACAGGTTTAATGTTAACCCCTAAGTGTCTAAGGTCTGCTATTAGTCTTGGTTCTGCACTATCGGCGATAATAAGCTTGTCACTTACTTTGTCTAATATAATTTGTGCCAACTCATTAGACTTTAAACCATTCCTGTAGATATGTTCTTTAAGATATATCTTATGTTTCTTCTTGTCTATAGCCACTTCAGTAAGGCTGTCAGGGTCTACACTAAAACCAAAATCCATTCCACAAGAGGTCTGTAAGCCATCAGGGTTGAACTCGCCTATGCTCCAATTGGTGAACACGACACCATCCGCCTTGTCTAACCATCCTCCTAGAATTTTATGCTGATACTTTTTAAAGTTCCTATGCTTTATGCTCTTAATACGCTCTAGGAAGCTCTGTGATAGATTATCTTTGTTATCCCTGTAGTTAGTATGTATATAGCATACATTGTCTTTAACGCCATTAAAACCACCTTCTACTCCTTTCTCCTCAAAGAACCTTTTATAAATCCAATGCTCTTTTGTAACAGGGTTTAATATTAATACTACTCTATTGTGTATGTTCTTTTCTCTTATACTTAAATCAATAGTGTCAAATATATTCTCATCTATTAATTCTTCTGCCTCATCTAATACCCAAGTTGATATTCCCTGCAAAGACTTTAGGCTAGCAGTTTGATTTCCTGCTGATGTCTTAATACCTCTAAATAAAATGTCTGACTGATTGCTTGTATTTACTACCTCTGCTTTATTAATACTAAATACTTTATCAAACCCTAGCAGCCCTATCTTTTCTAAGAACTCAGGTATAATTGATAAGTGAGCTGATGTCATAGTATAACGAGTAAAGAGTATTCGTATTCCTTTAGTCATTGTAAGTAAAGTAAGAAAGACTGTGACGGCAAAAGACTTGCCTGAACCCCTACCACCTGTTATAATAAAGTAACGAGCATCAGATGAAAATAATGGATTGTATTTCTTATTCAGTATCAGTTTCAACAAATGTTATTACAGGCATATTAATTGCTTTATCACCTGATGTTATATCAACTCTGTTTGTTTCATTCCAACCAAGTCTAGTCTTAGCAGCGTGTATTACAACTGAAGGCACTTTGTCTTTTACACATTCATAATACTTAGACTTAATAAAGTCCTGTTGTATGTTTTCTATTTCTTCAACCTGAGCTTTAAATTCTTCATCTTCTTTTAACCACTTGTAAAAGTTTGTTCTTGATAAGTCTGTTGACTTTAAAGCTGTAGTTATTACTCCTAAAGAACTTTCTAAAGCTTTAAGTAATCTCTCTTTGTTTATCTTTGTTCTATTTTGTTCCATTCTTTATTGCTTTTTGTCCTGTAAATTGTTCCCATCTTTCTATTATAACATCACAATACTTTTCATCTAATTCAATACCATAACATTTTTTATCACATTGTTGAGCTGCTATTAATGTTGAACCACTTCCTAAAAAACCATCATAAATTATATCTCCTTTAATATGGTCTTTTATTATTTCAGTTAAAGTGCGTAAAGGTTTTTGTGTTGGGTGTACTCTTTTACCACTTTCGCCTTCTCTTATCATTCCGTTCCATAGTTGGTCATAAATTCTTATAGGAGTATGAAAACTGCACCAAGCCATTTCTCCATCTGCAAATGTATTTCTTATATCTGTATTTGCTCTTTTATTCCAAACTAACCAACCATCACTAAAAGGTAAAAAGTCAGTAAAATAATTACCCCCCCAAATAATGAATTTATCCATACCTAAAGAAATACAAGTGTTATAAAATTCTTGTGCTGTTTTTGTTGTATCATCAGCAATAACCTCTGAATACTTTCCTTTCTTAGCAATACCAAAATCAGCTCCTACCTTTTCATTTTTAACTACACTAATACCATAAGGAGGGTCTGTAAATACGGTATCAGCTTTTTCTTTATTCATTAGTTTAGCAACATCATCTGAGCTTGTGCTATCACCACACATAAGTCTGTGTTCTCCTAGTTGCCAAATATCACCTCTCTTTACTTTGCTTTCTTTTACTTCAGGTATTTCATCATCTTCTATTAGTCCTGCTTCAGCTATTTTATCATCTTCATTTTCCCATACATCTAAACCCCATTCGGCTAGTTGAACGCTATCCCATTCATTAGCCAACATATCCCATTCCCATTCTCCAAAGCCTACATTGTCTTTAACGATAAACTCTTTCTTTTGTTCTTCAGTAAGCCCTTCTGCTACTTCTATCCACACTTCTTTAAGACCTGCGTCTTTACTTGCCTTTAATCTCATATTACCACCAAGCACCATCATATCTTCATCAACTACAATAGGTCTTAGCTTTAACATCTCAGGGAACTCTTGTATTGACTTTACTAGCTTTTTAAACTTATCGTTCTTAATAATTCTAGGATTGTTAGGATTTCCCTTTACTTTACTTATCTTAACTTGTTGTTTCATAATGTAGTATCTTAGTATATAATAGAATTTTTATTAATTTATTTAGTAGTCCTCATTTACTCCTCTAGTTCCTATTAAAGTTTCCTTTGCTCCTTCCCATAGTTTATCTCTTTGTTTACTTAAACTAGGTTCAGTTCTTTTTAAGTTAGGTATTCCATCTGTTGGTTTGCTATCCATCCATTTTCCGCAACTACACTTTGCTTCTTTGCAGATCCATTTTTTATCTCTTAATACTATTGTAGCTTTCCCAACTTGTTTTTCTTCTTTACCACATTCACATCTATATAGTGTCATAAAATACTTTTAGTTTAAATAAATTCCTAAGATTAAAATTATTACAATAATAAATATATATAATAAAAATGTTTTAGCTTGCAGTTTCATTATGTATTCTTTCTAGTTCAAAATGTAAATGATTAATTGCTTTTTGTATATCTTGTACAGCAGGATTGTTAGGTTTATGACCTGCACGTAAGAGGTAAGAAATTGCTGTTCCTAAGTTATAGCTATCAGGTTGAAAGTCCTCAACTACTTTTCTTGCTGAGTAACCGTACTTCTTCCCGGAGTAGTAACTAGGTTCAGGAGTTTCTTTATAATCTAAGTCAATTGGTGGCATATTTTCTAGGTTTTTAATTAGTTTCTCGTTCTGTGTCATTATTTAAAAGTTTTAAAAGTTGGTGTGGTGTATAAATGCGACTATCACCTGAGTAGTTTTCAAAGATACAAGTAAAGTTATCGTTCTCCCAAGTCCAAAGACTTCTGACATTCTTTTTAACGTGGCTGTTTAATACCCATTTAATTGTTTTGTAA